AACTGCCAATCATTCCCGATGAATTCGGGGTGATGGACTCTGGTGAGGGTCAGTTCGCGTTCCACTAGATCGCACGTCCAGGCATGTCGTTGTTCATCGGGACAGTCAACCCTCGTCTCGTAGCCCGATCATTCACCTTCTGGGTCTTGCGGGCCACACGACGAGCGAGACCGGGGGGGAGTCCCCCACTGGCTTTCCAAGCTGCCTTACCACGCGAATAGCCGGGGGGCTTATCGGTGTTCATCTTGTTCGCAACGGAAATCTCCATGTTTTGGAGGGCAGCGTCACGATTGTTCATATCTGCGCCAGCCATGTCTCAGCGTCCAAGGACGAGACAACGGCAAGTGACGGCCGATAGGTCCTTCGCTGAAACCATGTCCCCAAGCACCGTGTTGGTGGTGTTCGAGAACGAATAGAACTTGAGGAGCCACAAGATATCCGAAGACCGGACGGGTTCCACGATGTAACCGGCAGGGTTCCCGGTCAACCAGATGCCCTTGATGACTGAGAATCCGAAGTCGGAAGCGTTGACTTGCTCCCCACTTGCGAGATACGACGCGTCCATCGCGATTTCCGCATACATAAGGTTGTAGGTACCTCGACGGAGATATTCGAGATTTGAGATTGTGACTGCCATTTCGGCTCCTTAGAAGTATGGGAGGGCCATTGCTGACCCTCCCACCTCCGTTGTTGTCGTGGGCCTAAGCGGCCGAAAGGTCGAGGATCTTCCCGTGGGTGTTGCGCTGATCCGTGGCAACTTCCATGTCCTTGAACAAGATCGCCTCGTAGGCGTCGAGACCAGAGACACGGGAGAGGACCGCACCGTCTTCCTGCATGAACTCCCACTCCGATGCCTGAAACTCGATCAGATGCGAAGTGTTGATGAAGTACATGGAGTTGGCGGGGCAGTCACGGTCGGTGACCACCGGGATGACCGATCCACCACCACCGATGAAGGGGATACCGGCGTTGTAGCCGCCCTTCAACTGCTGGGTGTCATTGAACCGCTTCATGCCGAGGAGCAGGTTGGCATAAGCGCGGAACACACCGTGATGGGTGATCGCCAGGTTCGGCCAGGTACCAGACGCAATATTGATGTTTTGGACACACTGGGCCATCAGGGTTTCACTGATCTGACGGTTCGTGCCGGAGTTCGACATTTCGGTCGAAGCCCACACCGGGTAGGAAGTCGGGTCGATGTTGAATAGGGTGCCGGTCGAGTCGATGATCGACTGCATCCCGGTGACTTCCTTCTGGTTCGCACCCGAACCGCCGTTCCCAGACCGGAACACGAAGTCGGTACCACTGGTGGTAGCCACCGCCGTCAACTGAATCCAGTATGGGTCTGCGCTGGTTCCGGTACCACCAGTACGAGCAATCGCGTTCGCCGAAGTCTTCAAGGTGGGGGCGGCAACAGTGCCGATGTCCACCAACATGCCGACTTCCAACTGGCGGAACTGCACATCCGACCCAATGGCCGCACCTGTAGCACCCGACAATGAACTGGCAAGCTGGATTTGGAGGGATGAGGTGGTGAGCGCCAACTGGGCGATAACACCATCAGAGGTACCCCACACCTGACGGTTCACGTCACGTTTCAGGTCATTCACAACCCTCTTCGTTTCGCCGTCAAGGGCACGCTCAAACGACGCACGATCCGAAGCTGCGGCTCGCAGAAGCGGACCAGAAACCTGGATGCGGCCGTAGTGGTACTTGAGGCTCACACGTTCCTCTTGGAAACCTTGTGAGCCTGCGGTGGGGAGAGTACCGAGTTCCGCACGGGAACCGATACCGGAGTTGCGGGTCACATGGACGGAAAGAACCGCACGACGGCCTTCCAGGTCCTTGGTGTTCTTCTCAACGTAGGTCAGCAACGGAATATCGTTGTTGATCTGCGTACGGATCATGGGCTGATAGTCCTCCTTGAGGGCGCTATCGGCCGTGGTCTTCGTTGCACCAGCCATTGGGTGCCGTCCTTTCGATTATCAGGAATGGGATGTTGCTTTCCTGCAACCGAGCGCCAGGCTCTTTGCCGGGGCGGGACGTTTGGCTTCTGCCTAGTCACCAAAGGACTATCGGGTCCTATGGGTAGAGAAGTGTAGTCATGTAGAAAAGAAAAAGAAACGACCCCCCAATTTGGGGAGCCGTTTCTCCAGGTAGCGATGCTGGGGTTATCAGCCTAACTGCGCTAACCGTTCGTGGAGTGCCTCTCGCGCATCCACGAAAGTTCGGGGTGTTTCACGGAGGGAAGGAGTCGCCCCATTCGTTTGGGGGAGGGCAGGGGAACCGGACTGGACTGCTTCTTTCTCCGCAATGTATGCGTCGATGATTGCCTGACGAGCCGTTTCTTTCTCGGCGGTGATTTGGGTATGTGCCGTAGTGAGAAGATCCTCGACACCTTCGGGATCCAAACCATTCGCACGTTTCATCAATAGGACGTAATCGTCGGAACCCAACTCGTAACCCAACGTCTTGGCTTGATCTTGGACGGTTTGGACCGCTTGGGCTTGGAACTGTTGGGCTTGTTGCGTCTGGATGAGAGTTTGGGCTTCTTCGCGTGCCATAGCCCGAAAATCTTCCATCGTGAGGGGAGGTTGTTCCCCTATCGGTTCGGGGTCTTCCTGATAGAACGCTTCCAACTGTTGGGCAGCTTCAACATCCCCACGATTCGCGGCGTTTTGCAACTTGAAGAATTCGAGGACGGTGGAACGATCATCAGCGTCGAGTTCCCCGAAGGCTTCTTCGTATTCGCGTAATTGGAGGCGACGATCTGCGGCTTCTTGGCGAAGTTCTTCCACATAGGAACGGGGAAACATGTCTTGTTCCGCGGTGGGGGTTTCTTCTACTACTTCCGCTGCGGGTTCATCCTTGAGGATGGGGGCAGGGGCAGGGCCTACAGGCTCCGGGCCAATAGTGGGTTCCTCAGCATCAGGCTGAAATGTGGTCATTCGGGGGGTTCTCCTTGTGAGTGGCGAGCTACTGCCGCCAGGTATTCGGGTTCACCAAGCAACATCGGTTTGGAATGATCGAAGATGATCCCGGTGTGGGCGAACATCCGCCAATTGTTGGCACGGACACGGGCACAGAAAGAAAGGTCTTCTCCCCATTGGTCCGCATCCCACACTGCTTTTTGGATTGTTTCAGCAACCTTGGTGGGATCATCCAAAGAAGGGAGAGTTTGGGCGAGGAGAGGATAATCCACTAGAGACACATGATGGAACGGGTTCACATTCTGTGTGGCGAACTCTTCCAAGACTTCGCGGTGGACGATCATGTTGGAACATCCCGCCGCTGAGATTTCGATGAGAGAATCAGGCGGGTATGTCGTCATTTGGACTTGCCCATAAGGGACTTTGGGGTGTGGCATCCAAATGTTCGGGTAAGGGGTGTCATCACGAGGGAATTTTTGGACGTAGGTGATCCCGGCGAGGATGCCAAGCCGATCATGTTCGGCGCGTGCCCTCTCAAATGTGTCGATGAGGGTGTAAATCGTTGCGGGACTCGCAACCTGATCAGAGTCCAACATGAGTAACGCGTCAGATTTGGAATGTTGAAGGAATGACCCTACGAGTTGGCCGCGCCCTGCGGAGAGGAGAGGCCCAGACCGGATACAAACGTGGTCATCGAGGGTGTGGCCTTCCATCGACTGGGTGGTGAGGAGCCCCACGATGCTATGGAAAAACCAGGAGTCCACTGTTGCGCCGTGGACTATCCCAAGACTGACTTTCACGGCATCATCCCTCCGGGGTTACCCGTATCGGGTGGGGCACCAGAAGCAGTCCCGTCACCTTGGGTGGGGTCACCACCCATCTGGGCTCCCATAACCCCATCGGCGGGCATCGGCATCGGTTGCGGTTCGAGGGTCCCCGAACCTGGCATTTGGTCTTGGTGGGCAGATTGGGCGAGCATCGGGGCGTTCATCATTCGGAACTGCTGCTTAGCTGCTTCTTCCGCCGCGTACATCATGTGGGCTTGGACATGTTGGTCGAGGGTCCCGCGTGTTTGGTCATCGAGCCGTTCGTAACGGCCAGAAAGCCTAAACGAGTTGTGTTCCTCAATGTGGATTTGGTGGTTATCGAAAGTGGCGGGAACGAGAGCTTCCCCGAGGCCCATCTGGTAGTTCTCCCGTCGTGCCTTCGAGACATTCGGGTCGATGGACTCAATGAAGTTCGCTTGACCCGGCAAGTCGATATAGGAAGACAACTGGCGGGGGGTGTTAATGACTTTGCGGTCCATAAGTTCCATACCGCGAGCGAATCGGGCTGCTTCATTGATGGGAAGAACTGCGTCGTAAGGGCCCCTCGCACGAGTCTGCCCAGCGAATGAGGTCCCATTCCATGTGAAAGTTTCGGAGATATAACCCGGTTCGGGGAGGATCGCTTTGCGTTGCTCATCGGCAGGGACCATAACTTCGTAGGTACGGAGAATCATGGTTGCGATGTCCCCAAACGCGTCGGCGAGTCCCATACCGAGTTTCCCCGTGGGGGTGTCATCCTGTTCCGCGAGGATAGACAAACCGAGACCCGACTCAATGTTGGAAGGGGCATTACCTCGCGATACATCATGGACCCCAATGATGTCGTCCATCGCTTGGGCGAGTTCGCTAGGGGTCCTAGCCCACCAGTCGGGCATTGGTGGGGGTGACATCCAAGACCACTGTTCATCCCCATCATGGAAGATGAATTCGCCTGCTTCGTCCGACCAGTTCTCCGCGTTGATTTTCTCCGAAGAGTTGTTTTGGAGGCGGGCATTTCCGGCCTGTTTCAGATGTTCGAGAATTGAAGTCCACGAATGGTTGAGGGCAGTCTGGACGGGAATCGCATCGGTGACGATAGTGCGACCTGTCCAACGTCCTTCGTTGAGAGTTTCGACGGCACACACCAAGTTGAGACGGTCCTTGAATGGGAACGGCCACGGGTGGGGACCATCAATGATCTCTTCGCCTACAACGGTGCAGACCGTCCCCTTCTTGTTTTCTTTGGAGGGCCGTTCGTAGTAGGTGAGGACAAGAGACAAGTTGAGGGGAACATCACCAGAACCTTGTCGGGCTAGTTGGGTTTGCATCGGGGTGAGAGCCGCAGAAGAATTCCCTACAGGGGTTTTCTTCAACCCGAACTGCTTCTTCACTTCACTGGGAGGAATCGCTTGGGCTTTGATCCACCAACAAGCCTTCTCGATGTTGCGGGTACCCGGTTCGGTGGCTACCTCAGCGATAGAAAGAGCAGTCAAACGTATGTCGCCCTGGTTGAGTCCTTGGCCTTGGGAACCTTCCCCGATGTAACGACCTGCGGTGGTATCCCAATCGAGGCAGAGGATGCCGGTACCACCTTTCCAGGTCATCCACGCCAATTCTTCGCGGAGACGATCCCATTTCTGTTCGAGGGCAAGCCATCCAAGGACCCCTTCGGCTATGCGCGCACCCCGGATCGTTTCGTCGTCGGGAGCGTCGGGGGTCACCTCAAAAATGAGGGGGCGTTTCAGGAGCTTGGAGAAAATACGACGCGATTCTGGGCCGATACGGGGGATTGTCGCCCGAACTTTCTTGTCATTGCGGGGCATTTGGAGAATCTCGTTACGCTTCGAGTGGCGATACACCCACTGTTCGCCTTCGATGTACGCCGCGTTCTCCTGATAGTGGAGAATCTCATTCCTGATGGCTCCCACACCATCCTCGTACATCTTGCGGATTTTCCCTGCGGTGATCTTGGGTTCACCAGCGGGGGGCGGCGGGTCATCGAGCATGAGGGAAGTCATCTGTTAAATCCCTGTTTGGGCGTTGAGGGACTCCCAGAATGGGTCAATGTCTTCGGGGAGGACGGTGATCTTCGGGCGAGGCGGGTCCGATACTGCACGTTCCATGACGGCAACCTCGGAGGGTCGTTTCGCTATCAAAAGGTGGGTGAGATGCCGCCGTTCCTTCACATGCTGATATTCGGACCAACCAAGATAAGAGAGGAGAGCCACCACTACCAGAAATAGGAGGAAGGCCGTCATGCAGACACCTTCTTCGCAGCTTCCTTGAAGGTTTTCAACGCGTCGAGTTCCAAGTCCAACAGTTGGATCATTTCGTCGCGGGTGGCGATATCGTCGGCGTGCCGAGCCGCGATTTCCGGCATAGCGCATCCGATGTTGCCGGCGAATTCGCGAATACAAGTTTCGCAGATGATCGCCACCTCAAACCCGTAGACGTTGCCTTCCAGATCTTCGATC